GGCATTTTGGAAACTGGCTTATGAAGGCTGGGGTGCTGGCTGGTCAAATAACAATGTATTGCGCTTTAATACCGAGGCCGCCGACGGCGGCTTTTGGATTGCAAGAACGACACTACAGGGACCGGAAACCGAACCATACGACGAATTTACAATACAACCAAGGGGAGATAGCGAATAATGGCAGCACCAACAGTTTACCGATGGGATGATGATAATGCGCCGGTTTTGGCTATCAATGATTCTGACAATTCGGCTCTTGTCGAAATTGTTAAAGCATGTCTAGTTGACGGTTACGGCTCAAAGATGCCACCGGGGGCAGGATACAGCCTGGAATTTGAAAACGCAGACGGCACTGCTATTGCTATAAAAAGCCAATCACCAGATAGCAACGGGTTCTATTATTCAGTAGCTACAGAGCGAGCACTAAACGAAGACCCTTTAAAAGAACCACACATTAACATAATCAATATGTACGAAAGCATGACTGATGCGATCTCCGGCATAAACAGCACGTATTCAGGGCGTTTGTTGGCGTGTCATTACACCTACTCCGTAGATTATAACGAGCCTGTTGCCTGGGTTTTAGTTGCAGATGATAGAGCCTTTTACTTATTTTTGTACATCGAACGAACCTGGCAGCTATCTGACAATCCTGATTTTGACCATATAACAGCTTACAGCAATGGATTTTTTGGCGATTTCAACCCAATCAGCCCTGATCCCTGGTCTTCTCTTGTGTGGAGTTATGTGACCGTTGCAGAAGAAGATGGCAGGTTTGGGACGCTCAAAAGTTATTACTATGCTATAAGTGGCGCACAGGTAAAACGTAGCCGAGGTGGGCTAGACCCTAACGGACATGGCGTCTCTATATATCATGGCGGAGGCCCTTTTTTGCCAGAAGACGGTATGGGGTACTCTTATTACAGCGAGTCAACAACGCCATTCGGGGAGGGTGAGCCTACTTTTATTACACGACCAATGCTTAGTGATACTACCAACCCAAAAAATTTTAGAGGGTATATTCCGGGGTTATACTATCCGTGCCACAACCGACCATATAAAAACTTAGAGCAAGTAACTGTTGCTGGTAAGACGTTTTTAGCAGTTAGAATACGTTTTAATGCGAGCAATGATGGGCAGGTCTTAATTGATTTAGGCGATTGGCGAGCGTAAAAAGGAGATAAGGCATGACGACATACGATGAGATAATAGTTAGTGATGATCTCTTGATCGAGAACAACACGCCTTACAAACCAGCTCATCGACATTCGCTGGCAGGCACTGTCTCAGTCAACGGCTCACCGTCAAAAAAGCGCATTGTCGTGATTAATCGTATCACGATGGAATACTTAGCTGTTACTGACTCAGATGCACAAACTGGGCTGTGGAAAATCACTCATTTGCCAGAGTATGACGAGCAATCATTGCTAGTGCTGGCATTTGATGACGCAGGCGAATTCAACGCCGAGATAGCAGACTTCGTTTCTCAAGTTGCCACTGCGTAATGTCATATGATCCCGGCACAAACATTCTCTTTTCATTTCGATTTGTCTATGAGCCGCCTAAAGGAAATGCTATTGAGTTTCGTCTGGGCGACTTCTCACAGGTCTGCGAGATGTTTATCCCGGCAATCGGTGAGGTTGATTTCAGTCTTGCAACGCTTCTGCCTGTTTCGCTTGATTTTGCTTTTAACGAGAAGTGCTATCCTGATAATCAGCCGGAACCGATCATTCCGAAATGTGAAGAGATCAAGATTTATGTCGCCCCGGTCGGCCTGGTCGATTTCGACTTCTTCAAGCCGTATGACTGGCCGAGCGGCACGGTTGATTTCGATCTGGCCGACTGCCTTGGCGATGATCCACCGGAGCCTCCCCCGCCATGGTATGTCATCCCGGCGAATATCAGCCAGGATTTTGCCGTCGGTTTCAAAACTGGCCAGGTTGCAGACACCCAAAAACGCAGCCGATGGAAAGACGCCCCATATATCGAGCCGGAATATCGAGCCGGGTGGGGACAGGGCGAAATTGTAGACCGGCTGGTCAAATCCGGATTCATTGGACTGCCAGCACTTTACCGTGAAAACCGGGTTGCTTTTGACAGACTGTTACGCAGCGAAAACGACATTTTTACAGCGTGGCACAATCTTGAAGGCAATGACAGCAACGAAAAGCGCAGCATCTGGGACAGCACTACGGCAAAAGACGGCAAACTTACTGCTGGATACCGCGAGCCAGGGGCGAAAGATAACCATTTTGTCATCCCCTGGGGAATCACAACAAAGGAAATTGATTTTTCCTTTGTTGTGCCCTGGGCGGTGCCGCCGCCCAATGACACATTGCATACAACAAAGTGGGGCAGGGCATGGTATGAAAAGATATGCAACCGCGATTATCTGCCGCCAGCAGGAAACGGCGTGGTTTTGGATTTTGAAACGCAAATTTCAGACGTTGGCGACAAGGACCATATTCATTTCTGGTTTGATTCGCTTAGCTATGACGAGCGGTGCAGACATGCCGAACCCAGCGGCTGGCGCGATCCTTTCACCTACAGGCCGCCGGTACTTTTTCCCCATACCCCAAACAGAAAGGCATTTACTCATATGAATAGCGCACTATTAAAGCGGGTTTCCGACAATATGCCCCTGGACCTGCGCAGCTTTGAAGCGAAAATCGACTTTGATTCATGGGTTTGGGAATTTTCCGCCGCTTTGAATACCGAAAGCTCATACGCAGCCGTGGAGCCAGACGAAAACGGTTTCCAGGAAGTCGAGGCCAATATAAACGGCTATATATTCCGGGGCCTGGTGGAACGGGCAGCAGCCAACGAGGAACGCACCAGCAACTTTACGCTTTCCGGGCGTGGTCCGGCTGCCGAGCTGGCCAGACCATACGCCCCGCAATCAAGTTACACCGAGGAACAGGCCAGAGGGCTACGCCAGCTTATCGAGGACCGTTTAACCGCCACCGGCTGGACCCTTGACTGGCAGATCACCGATTTTATTGTCCCGGCGGACGTGGTCAGTTTTCACAATTCCACCCCGTTTGAGGCAATCAACCAGCTGACCGAGGCCATAGGGGCCAGGATACAGGCCAACCGGGAAACCCAGGTTTTGCAGATACTGCCGCGCTATCCCATAAAGCCCTGGCAGTGGGACAGCGAAACCCCGGCCCTGGCCCTGGGTGAAGCGGTTATTATGACATCGTCGAGAGATTGGCAGCCGGGCGGCAACTATAACGGTGTTGTCGTTTCCGGCACCGGCCAGGGGGTAATCGTCAAGGTTATGCGCACCGCCAGCGGCGGCACCGAAATGGCCCCTATGGTAACGGACCCGCTAATCGTGACCACCGAGGCAGCAACTCAGCGTGGTATATACGAGATTGCCGCATCCGGCAGCTGGCAGCCCTACACAATCACTTTACCACTAAAGACCGAGCCGGAACAGCCCGGGCTTTTGCTGCCCGGCACCTTGTTGCAGATCAACCGGGTACGCGAATCCTTTCGTTGTATGGTCACCGGGGTAAAGGTCAGCGCACAACGTAAAAACGGGCTCAAGGTCCGGCAGATAGTGGAGGTAGAGAGGTATCGTGGCAAACCTGTGGCGTAAATTTAAAAGACTGCTACCAGATGCACCCCTGGAAGTGGTCACCGTCCAGGCAATAAACGCGGACGGAACCAGCAAGTGCAGCACCTATACCGGCGGCGTGGTCATTGTAAATGGTGACAGCGTGACGGTGGGAAATAAGGCTTTTATCCAGGGCGGCCAGATCGTCCGGGAGGCCCCGGACTTAAGCTATTACGAGATTGAGGTGTGAGAATGAATCTGATGCAGATGGAAGACGACCAGGAAGACGACCAGCAACGGGGCACATTATGAGCTATGGCCGATTTATAAAAACCAAGAAAGTTGGCGACGGCTATATCATAATAGCCCCGGCCTATACTTACACCGACCCCAAAACAGGCCGGGAAATTACCAACAAGGTCGGTATGTATTCGGATGGGGCCACCTGGGCCCGCGATCTGAAAAATACCGACGCTTGGCTGGTGCATGACAATATCTGCCGGTATGGCCGTTGGGACGATGGCGGCAAAATTGGAAACTGGACGGCCAGCAGGATATTGGGTGACATTCTCAAACGCGATGGCCACTGGTTGGAGGCAATATACTGGCGTTGGGGAACCTTTGTGTTTGGCGGCGGTGCTGCACGTATCAACGGCATGAGAATTGCCCCCAAAAGCAAAAAACGGGATTTTTTATAGATGGATTTAAAACACTACAAGATCAAGATTTTTACGTGGGCAGTTTTCCTGGTGGTTTCCTTGTGCACCCTGGCTTTTGGCAAACAGGCACGCATAGCCATTGTCAATGGCCACGGTACGACAGCAGATTTTGCCAGGGCTTATCCCTATGTGATGCTAGCTGCTATAGCAGTTATGGCGGTGTTTATCTGGTATTCAGTGGCTTAAAGTTAAGTGGAGGGTGCCATGACATCGAAGTATGAAAAAGAAGCTATTCGAAAAGTTCAAGAAGCAAAATGTGATGTGAACGGGTGCCAAATGGAAGAGACAGGAGTATGCGCCTTGCATGATGTAGAGGTAGAGAGAAGAGAGGGCATGAAAGCTCTGGTGAATAAGATTCCAGGAATTATGACTCGTCTTAACCTTGTATTAGGAACTACCGGATTAATCGGCATGATTATCGCGGCTAGTTTTATCTACACCAGCATGGTCGAAACCGAGCTGCGCCAAGAGAGTACCCTACGGTGGCAGGAAGGATATGTGTCTGTGTCTGAAATACGTTCCCTTGTACATGATATAGCCGTTACACAAGGCAAAAACATACAGGCACAAAAATTTCAACTAAAACAGCTGTCAAGACTGAATACATCAATTTCAAACATGCTTGAAAGGCAAGAAACGTTTGAAGATTTAATAAACAAGCGGATTGATGCAAGGTTTGATAGCTGGGGAACTCAAAGAAACCAATAAACCATGAGTCTATACAGCGAACCCCTGTTTTTCCGACACGAATTCGCCTGCCGCTGCGGCTGTGGCTTCGACACCGTGGATGCCGAGCTGCTCCGGATCCTCCTGCAGATCCGCAACCACTTCAAAGCCCCGGTAAAGATTACGTCCGGCTGCCGCTGTCATGCCTACAACGCCACCCTGCCCGACTCCAGCCCAACATCAAAGCACACCCAGGGCCGTGCCGCCGATATCAGAGTCAAGAATCACAACTCGGACCAGGTTTTTAATTACCTGATCCAACACTACCCCGACAAATACGGCATAGGTAAATACACCTACTTCACCCATATTGATACCCGATCCGGCCCCCCGGCCAGGTGGTAGGTAAACAAGAAAAGAGCCACCCCGCCACGATCCGCCAGCCTTAACACCTTCTGCCTTCATCTTTTTAGCAACCAGAACATTAATGCAATCTGTTCATGGCTCTCGGTTGGGAGTATTTGTTTCATT